TTATTGGTTATCCGCTTTAGAAGCATTGACCTGATCTTCCCATGATGCGATCTCAGATTCCCGCCAGCGCTTAGGGTTGCCGGGAATCGTTGGTTTAGGGAAGGGGCAGGTGAAGCTCGAAGGCATGCGCGCCGGTGTACTCCAAAAGTACAGCGTACTCCGGGAAATTTTGTATCGAGCCAGGATGTCACTGGTAAACAAGATGCCGTCATTCATTATTCTTTACTCCAGGCAAAAAAATGCCCTCGCAATGGAGGGCAAATGGGGGATAACGTGGCAGTGCATTCGCACCCAATATCCCATGCTTTGTCGATACCGATGTTTCTGGCGACGTTCGTGCTGTCAGCTGAAGATAGCGGGATGTGGCGGAATATGTCGGCGTTCAACATGCGCAGGCCGTGAAGCTTTGTTATCGGATAGCAGACCTGTACGGCTTAACCTCACCAACTGGCAGCGAAACATCATTCACTTTCGACGCTGTTGAAGCTCGTGATTTCATTGATGGCGGTTGGTCATGCCAGGAGTACGTGGAGCTTGAACGCTTTCAGGAAGCGATAACCAACCATACCGGTGACTCCAACAATATGGTTGAACCTGTAACGACGGCTTACAAATTGCCAGATGATTTTATTTGCATGCTTACTGGTAGAGCTAAATATCTTCGAGAAAAAGGAGAGATCAAATCACCTGAGCTTTTGGAGCGAGCCGCTGCCGCGCTTCAGGGGGAAAGCGTTAATACCTCCTCCATTCCTAATGGATGGAAACTCGTTCCGATTGACCCAACAAAAGATATGTTGCGTGCGGGGCAATCGGTGGTTGGGTTCTGGCTGAATACAGTGCATTGCTACTCGAAAATGCTCGCCGCTGCACCAGCAGCACCGCGGCAGGAGGTGAAGTGACGAACAAGATGACGAGAGTTACCATAGATATAAATCAAGGCCCTTAGGGGCCTTTTATTCTATGATAAACGGACTTTGTTTGAGAGTGACGCCATGAAGCCCAAGAAGCTAAATGCTGAGCAGCAATACAAATTAGACCTTGAATTGGTCAAGAAGAAGCCTGCGAACCGGACCGAGGCAAAAGCCCATTTGGCCGCACAGTTACGGATCAGCAAGTACAAGACGCAGACCTCTTCCAAAATCCGCGTAGGCAGTTTTAAGGGGCGGAAGAAGGTACATTTCAGTAAGGCGGAACAAGCAGCCAGGGCAGCACTAAATAAAGCAAATGCCATTAGATTTTCCGAAGGGGAGGTCGAGTCCGTCGATACGGATAGAATCTCAGAAAGTAACAAACGCTGGCGCGGGAGAACTGCTGACTAATGTCTGACTGGAATATTGCTGCAAAGCCGCAGGAAGAACGCGACAAGGTTAATGTTGACCTGGCAGCCTCCGGCGTGGCCTACAAAGAGCGCCTGAATATGCCGGTTATCGCCGAGCAGGTAGCTCGTGAGCAACCAGAGCATCTACGAGAGTATTTCATGGATCGCGTGCGGCACTATCGCGAGCAGAGCGTTGCATTGCCTAAGGCATCTGATCCTCGCTACATTGAAATGACTGAGCAAAATGCAAAATAAATTTCAGGAGATTCAAATGGAAAATAGCATGAGCATCACAACGATTCTTGAAAGAGAAAGGGAGCTTGATGATCTTGTTAAGGTGTGCCTCGATGAGCTTGAGGTGATTGACATCCATGGACAGGTTTACTCAATTCCTCTTTCCCACCTAACGAACGCAGAGCAGGTGGTACATTGGGTCTGGAAGATTGCTGAGAGAGGTGATTTCGCCATGGATGTTGTTCGTAAATTTACTGAAGTTGCGTCCCATCATGTGGGGTTTGACGCTAAAAAATAAATCGCCAAGGACCGATTTAATAGCTATACACATGTTTTACATTCCGCTCGCATCTTAACCAAATCTTTCTTGGTATAATGATTTTTTACAGGCGAATGACGTGTGAGGTCCGGGATTTATGACTTGTGAAGTATGTAACAAACAACCCCTTGGACGAAGGGACCCGCCTCTTCCATGCATGGTCTTGCAAGGCGATAAATCCGTTAACTTCAGCCATCACGGACGCGAAGCAAACGAGCGTTATTACAAATGCTCGGAATGCGGTCATGAGTGGATGAGAGAGACAGGAAATTGCGGCGAAGGCTGGATTCCTTAACTATATATTGTCGCTATTCGCAAATTGATTTTCTCAAATCATCCCGCCATAATTAAGTCGCAGTCGGCCTGAACACCCGATTGTGACTTCTGCGCATTTAAGGGGACTTAAATGCGACCACAATCTGAAATCCTCACCTTGTCACAGATGCAGAAATGCACCTGCGATTTTCTGCATTCTGCGGTTTCCGTTAAGGAGGCCGTATGACTCTTCCAGTATCGGAGTATGGGAACGTCAATCACTGGTTGGCAAATGGTGGCGGCTGGTTCTTCAATCTCGACTATGACAAAGAAGTGCTGGCTAAGGCTCTGGTTCACAAAGCAGCTGAGCTGCCACTCGTCATCGAGCTGGTTACCGCTGAGCGTAAAATCGTTATCTGCCACGCTGACTACCCGCATAACGAATATGCGTTCGATAAGCCCATCCCGAAAGATATGGTCATCTGGAATCGTGAGAGGGTTAAGTCCTGGCAGTTATACGTCAAGACAGTGGACATCGATGCTGACTCCGCGTCGGTCACTCTGTCCGTCACCAACCCGCTGAACAACAACATCGGAAGGCTCTATGACCCAACGGAATATACCGGCCTGCAGTACCTCTGATTTTGCTCGGAAGGTGATCGGCGTGCCGTGGGCTAACCGGGCCTGCTCGTTCGATAGGGTCGACTGCTGGGGCTTGTGCGTGCTGTATTACCGGCACGTTCTCGGCATTGAACTGCACCAGACGCCGGACTACGAAGCCGGTGAGGACTTCTTCACCTGCTATCAAAGTGATGTCGTTTTCTGGCACCCGGTGGATAAGCCGGTCGAGGGCGGGATATTCGTCGGGTACCGCGGCGCGCAACCGGCGCATGTTGGCCTGGTACTGAACCGGCAGGCGCTGCACTCGCGCGGCGAGAACGGAAGCGTACGCATGGACTCGTTGCTGGTCATTCAGCGGGCATTCACCAAAGTGGAGTTTTTCGAATATGGCGCTGGTTGAGATATCGAATTTTCCAGGAACGCCTAAGCTGCGTTGCAGGGTGCCAAACGGCACCCTTTTTTATGACTGGCTGGCGGCCAATGATGGTAACTTTCACCGCGATCTGCTGATCGTCCGCAACGGCGTAAAGTTGGGCGAAGATGATGAGCTGGCGTTTGAGCTATGCGAACTGGACACCGTCCAGATATTCGACCAGCCGAAGGGCATCATTGGCGACATTCTCAGCCCGATCTTCAAAGTTGTCGGCGCGGTATTCTCTTTCCTTGCGCCAAAGCCGGCGATCGCCAATACAGGCGGCAACACGATTGACTCGCCAAACAATAGCCTGACCGGCCAGACGAATACGGCGCGCGTCTACAAAGCAAAACCGGACATCTACGGACAAATCCGTTCGTTCCCGGACCTGATTCAGGAGTCGCTTTTCGAATACGTGCGCCAGAGCGACACGGATGGCGGCCTGAAGTACGTTACTGAGTGGATGTGCATCGGGATCGGCAAATATGATTACGAGTCTGTGCGTTATTCAGAGTCCAGCCTAGGAAGTATGGCCGGTGCAGAGTTCCAGTTTTACCAGCCGGGTGAAGTGATCCCTACCATCAACGAAGGCTACGGGTTCGACGACGTGGATGGCCAGGAAGTGCCCGGGCAAAACGAATCGGATAATTTCCCGATCGAGACTGCTACGGCTACTACGGTTGTGAGCGGAACTTACTCCGGCGGGCAGATTGCGGTAAAAATTATCAAGCAGGCTGAGTTTGATTACTTCATGGGCCTGGTCCTGCCGCACGCCGTTACTTTTACGATTAACGTCACCTACAGCACGCCAACCGGCAACGTAACGCAGGATGTCGATTTCTCCGGCACGCTGATATCGGCTGTCGAAACAAACGACGGCGCGGTGGTTAACCCGGTCCGGTGGTACACATTCACGATGAGGGATCTAATTGGCCCTCCTGACGTGCCGGCAACGGCGACTATTAACACGACGAAGTTCATCCTTAACGATAACGAAGCGCTAGTGGTAGGCCCGTTCTTCTCGCCGGTCGAATCTGCCCAGTTATGGCTGCACACTCAGGTGCAGCTGGGCGGCAAAAAGTCCGCTGACTGGAAGGTCACGATCTGGAAAATTGACGATTACTACAACCAGGTGCCGGGTACTCAGCAGACGTTCACGTATCATCAGGGGACGCCGCACAAATCATCGAGCGAAGTATTTTACCGTACCGATAAGCTGACGCCGACCGGCGGTTTCGGCAAGTACGCTATTAACTTCCAGCGCACAGATAACTCGAGTGATGCCTCTATCCTGAAGGTTGAGGAGATCCACTCGGTCAACGTCAGAACCAACGTCGTGCATCCAACCGATACGCTGGTGCGCGTGAAGGTAAGGGCGACGGAGAACGCCCTGGGCAGCCGTGACCGCAAGTACAACGCACTGGTGACGCGTCAGACCATCAGTTACAACCTGACGACGCAATCGGTGGATTACACCCTGCGGGCCTCGCGCTCGTTCGCTGATGCAGTGGCGCATACCTGGCTGATTATGGGCGAGCAGCCGGTAAGTAGCATTGACCTGTACGGGCTGTACTCGATTGCCGAAAGTCTGCCGGATGAGCGCCTGGGTTACTTCGACTACACGTTTGACGACGAGAACGATTCGTTGGGCGACAGGGTGCAGGCTATCTGCAATGCGGCCTCTGTCATTGCGTACTGGGACGATGGCGTGCTGACGTTTACTCGCGATCAGAAGGTTGAGTACCCGGCGGCCGTATTCAACCGGGCCAATATGAAGACGGACGAGTACAAAATGACGTACGAAGCCACTCTTCCTGGCGGCTATGACGGCGTGCAGGTGTCCTACGTTCATCCGACAACCAACAACAAGACGTACATCAACTACCGCGTGCTGAACGGCGCTATCGTCGAGCAGGAAGCGGAGAACCCGAACAAAATCGATATAGTCGGCTTCCGTAACGAGTATCAGGCGCGGGAACGCGCGCTGCGCGAAACGAAGCGCCTTATCTACTCCCGGGTGAAGATGAACGCCAAAGTGTTTGAGGACGGGATCATGCAGGTCGGTAGCGTCGTGCAGATAGCGGATATCTACGACAGCAACCAGCAGCAGGGATACATCACAGGCCGCGCCGGGAATAGCTTTGATACAAGCGAGCCAATCGCGTTTACCGGCTCGATGTATGTCCTGGTGACCGACAGCCTGGGCAACCCGACTCTGCGCTATCCGGCGACGGCACGCGCCGACACGAAGTACGGATTCACCGCGGCAATACCCGACATTCAACTTAATATCTGGAACGGAGACACCGTGCAGCTCCCGTCGCGCTACCTCATAGCAACGGTGGAGGAGCTGAACAGCCAACTATGGACGGTCAATAGCATCAAGCCGAACACAGATAACACGGTATCTCTGACCGTCGCGGAATACAGCGACGCCATCTACCAATAAGAACCGTCCCCGACCAACCAGACCCGGCCACCGTGCCGGGTTTTTTTATGGAATCAATATGGCTACGCAACCTACAAACTTGCCTGTTCCAAGCGAATCACCACGCGACCTGAAGTTCAACGCCGGGAAAATTGATGAATTTGTAACTTCCCTGGCTGAATGGTATGTGGACCGCTTCGGAATAAAGCATTACACCATCGAAGGACTGAAGAATCTGGTACTGCAGCAGATTTATAATCTCGGCTGGAATCCGGTTGGAACATTCCAGGGCGGTGCAACTCTGACAGCGGCTGGTGACATCATCCAGGACACAAGCACGGGTGTATGGTATCGCTGGGATAACCTGGCAACACTGCCTAAAGTTGTTCCTGCTGGCTCAACTCCTGCATCATCTGGTGGGATCGGAGAAGGTAAGTGGCTCGCCGTTGATGTGAGTGATGTGCTTAGAAAGGAGCTGGCTGAACCTGGTGGTGCTGGCATGATGGGTTATGACGACTTTGAGTCTTATCAGGATGGTACTGTTGGCAGTGCCATTAAGGATCAGAACTTCAGAAAAAAAATAATCTACAAACTTCCATTTCAGTTCACTGGGTATTCTGATGCACTGGCGGCAATTGGAGCTGGAAGCATCATATACCCGCAGGGTGCTGACTATGATGATGATGGTCTACTCTTCATTAACTATGTGCCTAATGCTGGAGGGTCGCTTAGGGTAATAGTTGTTTATAACCAGGCAGGAGAGCAAGTAACGTGGTTTTATAGTCCAAACAGTAGTAATCAGTCTGTGGCTATATATGGCGGAAGCTCATCACGTAGATTGTATGACAGACGTCTTGGGGATGATTTTGTTTATTATTATGACATAACCACATTACCCGCAGCAGGTAGCACGCTTTCAGGGCACACAATAACGACAATTCAGTCGGCTGGATCACATATGTGCATTGAGGGTAATTTACTCTTCTGCACATTAAACGCGACACCGATAGGAACATCGCAGTCGCAGACGGTTGTAAATTCGTACCGTGTTGATACTGGTGAGAAGCAGGGAACTATAAATGTCTCCCAGATGTTGACAGGGTTTGCAACTCCAGAGCTTTCGCCAACCTACTATTACAGGGTATGGAAAATTCAAGGTTTGGCATACAAGAATGGAATCCTCCATATTGGGGTTGGTGGGAGCTATCGCCCTACATTAGATGATGCAAAATATCCTGTGCATGATTACGGCGTCCTCCGAGTGTCACTCTCTGGTGAGTTAATAGACCACTCTGTTGTGAAATCAGATAAGTTGATGACATATCTGGCATCAAACGGTTGCACCGTCTCAAGAACAGAGTCAGAGGGATGTTTCAAGCACCCTGACGGCACTATCCATTCAATTCTTATTGGTGATATGGCTGAATCATCTCCTAGCACACCCAATGGCATTGTTATAATGAGGGAGTTTTCACGGGATGGATTTAACATGCTGGATGCCGCTTCCGGATATTGTCCTCTCCCAACGTATGGATTTAATCGACTTATGCGATCTGAGCAGGGGGCATTGTGCGATCCCGTATTAAACACAGTATTTAGTAGCGTAACTCAGATTCTTGATTTAATGGCTTCATTAAACTTAACTGAGTTCTCATGGTTTTCAACCATAGCACCTTCACTAACCACAATACCCGGCCTTAATTACGTAATAGGACAAATCTACCATGTTACCAATCTTAACAATGGAGGATTTGTTATTGAATCTTCTGGTACTGCGCTTGGGATGGAAGTGTATAGCGTAGTTGGAAGTCTTGGATCATGGACTGCTACAAGGCGTTCCATTTCAGGTTCAAAGATTAATATTAATAATGCAGGTAGCTTAGGACAAATTTCATTTACAGCATCTACAGGTAAAGAAGTTGGTATTGCCCAAATAAGCTATACAGGGACTTCTACACCTCTTGTTATCGGCTCTGGAGGAACTTTAAACCCTAATGCTATTTTCTTCTTCACAAATCCGACAGTGACAAGTGAAAGTGGGGGAACTCAATCTTTTCAGATTTACAATAATCAGGTACTACCTGGCGTCTCTAGCGCGCAGTCTAACGGGAGTGCGTCATTTAAATGGACTCAGTTCTACGCCGATTCTGGTTCCATTAACACATCTGACAGAAGGAAGAAGACAGATTTCGAGGATATAAGTGAAGCCGAAAAGCGTGTAGCTATCAAGATTAAGGGAATGATTTGTCGGTACAGAATGAAGGATGCGGTAGCTATTAAAGGCGATGGCGCAAGATATCATATAGGTGCAATTGTTCAGGATGTTATCTCTGCGTTCGAGGATGAAGGACTAGACCCCATGCTTTACGGTATGGTTTGTTATGATAAGTGGGATAAGAAGGAACCAATATATGATGAAAATGGTGCTATGATATTCTCAGGTTGCGAAGCCGGTGATGGTTACTCTTTAAGATATGATGAGATGTTATGTTTCATTATCTCAGCCATTTGAAAAATAACGATGACCTTCCAATGTTAAAACATTGATTTGTGCTGTTTTTTATTCATTGTTGCAAGGTCATTGTATATTATTTGAATGGGTTTAGACTCTAGTATTTCGAATTGTTTAATGGTTTTAACTAATCATGAGTATGGATGGCAACAGCAAAATCGTGTTAGGATAGGAAAAAATCGATTTCAGGACTCAAATCAATGAATGACTCACTTCAATGACTCACTTCAATGGCTAACTCGAATTGTTGGCGTATATTGTCTGATAGATATGATAATGATTCTGTTGGGTATCAACGAGTGGTCGAAGTGGGTCATTTTCTCAAATTGCATCATGATTGCTATATGGGGATGGTCTGAGCGTAACAATTACAGGGGCTCAAGTAATGGAGAGTGAAGAGTTTTTAGCTAGCCTCAAGCCTGGAGAAAAATGGTTGGCTGAAGGGGTGGTAAGAAGTAGAAAAGAAGGTGCCTGGAGTGTTATCCGTATATCTGATAACGATAGCCAATGGGAGGCTACCTTCATGGGAAGAACATTGCCGGTGCTTTTCAGATCTAAAGAGTTGGCACTAATCGCTTTACTTGAACTATCTGTATGCCACGACTAAAAGCGGCGTAAATTTACGCCGCATAAATATTAGACTACTCTTCGCAAAATCGGTATTGCAGTAAATATTTTGACAATGATAATTGAAGATGCAATGTAAAATACTGCCGCCAGAGGAATGCCCCATACATAATTTGTAATTGGCAGGTACTTCCATGAAGTGAAAATAATTAATGGGTGAACTAGGTAGATGCCAAATGCATGCTTTGAAATTATTTTTATTATTGGGTTTGTTAAGTTAGATATGTTCTTAGCATAACCAATGCAAGCAAATGTCGTAGCTATCGCCGTAATGGCTATAATCGGGCTGAAGTTCTTCAAGCTCATTCCTTGATATTCGCCATGAACTATCCCTTTGTTAACATAAATGGTAATAACGGAAAGTGTCAATGATAGGATAGCAAATACAATTCTGTTCTTAATTATCAAGTCTTCCTTACGTGCAGCTATGTATCCTGCAAAAACATAGAGCATTAAATAACTTGCAAATGGAACGCTTATCTTTGGAACGGGTATTCCTATTGCATTAAGCTCCGGGTATAAGGATGTGCTGTAAAACAGAATTGCGAATATCAATAGGCTATAGCGTGTTCTTATCTCTCTACATCCCATAACTATCATTGGAACAAAAAGATAAATTGCAATGTAATCGTACATAAACCAAAGGTGTATGCTTGATGGTTTCATAGGGCTAAAACTATCTATGCCTGCATTTTTAAAAATTATCAAATATGCTGCGTAAATTATCCACCAAAACGCCAGTGGAATTACAAGGAGATTTATTCCTTTAAGGATGAAGCCTTCGAATTCAATTTTTTTGTTAGCATAGAGAAAGCCGGTTATGACAATGAATATACCAATGCATTGTTTCGAAATTGCACTATAAACATTGGCCCACTCCCAGTCAGGCGCGAGTTTGGCCCCAACAGGCCCGGCGCTGGCATGCAGTAGAACTACCAATATTATTGCTATGAAACGTGCAAAGACCACTCCATAATTCATGAATGTCTCCAGTTGACGGGCTTACGCCCGTCTTAGTTGATTATTATTTATTAAGCACACTTAAGATCTTATCTTTAAATCCGTTCACTGCCATCTGTGAGCCATCTTTTGATAAATGCCCCCCATCTGAATACATGATTTTGTCATTGAATATTGAACGGCAGGTTCCGTTAGAACAAAACACTTCATACGGGTCCATGTAGTAAGTATTTCTCATTGACTGGGCAGCCTTCTTTAACATCTGATTTAGTTTGTACGAGTGAGCAGTTCTCTCTCTTACATTCAATTGTTCAGAACACGGACCTGTCGCAAATGATGGTCTAGTGATACAAGCCACCACACCATTTTTATCGCCAACCCGAGGAGGAGAACCGATAATAATCAAAGGCCTTCCTCCTGTGTCTTTTCTTAGTAACTTAAGTTGCTCGATAACATATGAATAATATTCATCTTTATCCTTAAAGATGATTTTTTCGCCAGTTTTACGGTTGGTAAGAACATCTTTTGATGTATCCCAAGAGTGCGAAATAATGAGAGGCTTACTGTTACCTTTAAGCAAGTTGTACAAGTTGCCATATTGCCCGGAGCATAGATTGTCCGGCCCGGTCCCTGGCGTTCGGATTGAGTCTCTGCTTATTAAGCACCCATGAGCAAACAAGGTGTCAGCTTTAATATGGTTATCTTTAAAGAAATTATCCAGGCCATATGCATACTGATTGGCATAACTATCGCCAGCCACTATTACTGATGATTCCTTTACATTTAAATCACCTATTGTTTTTTTGTAGCCATAATCGTGACCACCATATTGCTCAAAGTGATATTGGCCTGCATTCTCGGCCAAGGTTACGTATTTTTCATTAACACGCCATGTCATGCCGTTACTTTCATAGGAGTATTTTCCTGCGAAAATCAAGATGGCAATGATTGAACCTACGCACGAATATACAGTAACAATTTTAAATTTATCGAGTTTAACGTTATGGAGTCGGAATGTTTTCTCAATACAGTAAAACGTGATCAGGGAAAAAATTGCTGTGATTATTATCATGGCAATTTTATCAATGATATCTGGCGTAGTTGCAATATAGTAGTTATAAAAAACTATCACGGGCCAATGTACAAGATACAAAGAGTAACTGATTAACCCTATGTATATGGCAACTTTGTTATCTGTTACAACTGAAACTTTAGCATTGCCAGCGTAAATGGCCATGCCCGCGCCAATACATGGGATTAATGCCATTACACCTGGGAATTGAGTTGTTTCATTGTACATAAACATGCTGATAATAATAATTGCTATACCAGTCATGTATAGTACATTAAGAATCATACCTTTTGGCTGTTTTAATCTTTCAAGGAATACGACTATAGCCCCAACAGCAAATTCGAATGCTCTGGATGTTGTTAGAAAATATGACTTATTAGAATCTGAAGGTAGTAGTGATTGTGAGTAAATAATGCTCACTACAAACATTATACTGATTATAGCGATAATGCCATTTTTTGATTTTAATTTGTACGCCAACGTTAACAATAAAGGCCATACGAGATAGAATTGCTCTTCGACAGACAAAGACCATGTATGTAGCAATGGTTTTGTGATTGATGAAGCGTCAAAGTAGTCACTACTTAACCAAAAGAAGAAGTTTGATAAAGAAATGACTGCAAATATGAGAGACTTTCCAAAATCAATCATTTGCTGCGGTGAAAATAAGAGCATGGCAGCAATTAAGCTCAGAGCACTTACAAAAAATAACGCTGGAAGAAGCCGCAATGCACGACGGGTATAAAATTGACCAAAAGTAAAAGCGTTTGATTCAAGTTGCCCAGTAATATTTCTGGTTATCAAATAGCCGCTGATAACAAAGAAAACGTCTACGCCAACGAAACCACCAGGGAAGCTAAGCCCTATGTGGAAGAAAATCACGCCAAGGACGGCTATTGCACGTAATCCGTCAATGTCTCCACGATACTTTTTTGCGACAACTAAGTTCACGAGAGAAGCCTACTAAAGTTAAAACGCGCATTTTAGTAGCTATCAGGACATGAAAAAAGAGAAAACTAGTAAATTATCAATAAACTATATCTACGTTCCTGAGCGAATGTGTTGGTGATCACAAAACATGAGCAACTAATACAATTGTTTGCAATCCTTCAGACACATAAGGTGATCACGGAAAAATAGTATTGCCATAATTTAGAGGATAGATGTGCTGTATTTATATACAGTTTTTTTGGGGCTATATGCCGCATCGTTCAAATATTGAGATCGCCTTCATGGGCCTCGATTGTGCATGAAAGGTCAGGCCGCAGGATTGTGAAAACTGCTGATTTTGTTCAGGAACTTCTAAAGGTCAGCTGGGACTTCAGCATGGAAGAGGCGAACCTTTGGATAGCAAGGTACACAACCTGCTTCAAAGACATCACTCCTGATCACGGGGAGAACAAAACCTGGTTCATGTACAACCCGAATGGAGGGCTTTGATATGGGGTTCCCAAGTCCAGCAAGGGATTACATCGAAAGTAAGCTTAATGTGAATGTTATATGCGGAGTCACCACTAACAGCCTAGTGATTGAGACATCGCAAGGATTTGCTGTGATAGAAAAGGGCATGAAGCCATCGCCAGACAGTACCTACCTGATTTCGTATTCAGGAGGTTGTCACTTTGCCAAACGTAGAGGCGATGCGCTGATAACGATAGATGGTGAAGTACTTGAAGGAGAGGTTCTGGATGAGGTGGATGTGAAGGGAATTCTGACCTACCTGATTAACCGGGCGGTGGATGATGATAACCCGGTGATTTAA